CTGCAACCCGATTACGCGCGAACCCGGCGATTTGTCCGATTCAGTCCAGCGAACGCCCTTCTTCGACATAAGCTTTTCGGTCGTGTCTAGTTCGCTGTCGATTACTTGGCGAATTCGATTGTCGGCAGGGCCGGGCCAAGGCTGCGAATAAATCCAGCCGTTCGCCATTAGCGAAATTTCGCGGTCGATTATGCCTTGTGCGATATTCGACGCCGAAAGCTTCAAACCTTTGTTCGGTATGTATTCGCCTTTTTCGTCTTTCGCGCATCCGTACCATTCGAACAACTGAATAAGCGAACCGGGTTGCGGGCAAAACGTAAATTCGGTGCCATCCGAAAGAACTATGGTCGCTTCGGTGCCGTCCGCTTCCGCCCACCAGCCCACACTAAACGGATGCGAAGACCCGTCGTCGTATGTTCTGTCGATTCGCCAGCTTGGCGGAATGACGAAGCGCGGTACAACGTGTATATGCGATTGCCAAAGGTCGTCGATTGCGCCGCCTGCGGTAACGTCCCAATCGCCGTAAAGCCAAGCCTTCCGCAAGTTCGGTTCTTTGATACTTTCCAGTTCGGCGATATACGAAGCCGGAAGGTATGGGTTTTCCTTATACGAACCGAAGATAGCGATTTGGCTAATTACGTGCGTTTCTTCTTTTTCGGTCGCCGGGTTGTAAATCTGAATTTCGCGACGAACTACGGTGCCGCGCGGGGCAATCGTGATAAAGCGACGTTTTACCCAATTGTGACCGGGGCCGCTTGGGTTCGTTGTGCTGAATACTTCGCACTTTACAGGCGGCAGCGGTTCGCCGTTCGGCGTCAAATAGCGCCCGGTTTTCGGGTCTTTCGGCGTGTCTTTTATCGGGTCGAACGTACAGCGGTTGACCGACATAAATTTGTCGTAAAGGTCGCCGCTTGGATGCTTCGTAAGTTCGTTCCAACCGATAAACGGGTATTCGTGACCGTGGAAGCCTTCGTAATCCGACAGCTTCTTAACGTGCCGAAACAACAGTTCTTCACCAGTCGGCCAAACCCATTTATAAGCCGACGTTGATTCGTAAAACTTGCCGCCGTCTTTTAGCTTTCCGTTATCGCCGAACCATTTTTTCGATTCGGCAACAAGGCCGCCCAAATGGTCAAATTCCAAATCGAAGATAACGCCGCGCCAGAACTTGCCGTAGCCTTTGCCGACGTTACGATAAAAGCGCATAAGCTGCGTAAGCGTCTTGCCGGGGCCGCGTGCGCCTTCGTACAGCGTATGCGCTGCCATCGAACAAAGGGCGATAGTCTGCGACCCCGGAAGGGGCTTAAATACGACTTCATACGGAACAGGTTTCGCCCCGTTCGTATCAATGGCGAGTGCGTGCATTTTCTAACAATTCGCGCTGTTGCCGTGCGGCTTCCGCTTCCCATTCGCTTTCGTTGGCAAATACGGGCATTTCGACGACGCGGTTTACGTTCGTCGTTACGTTAACGTTCGTTTGCGGTTTTTCGATGAACCCGCGAACGTCGGCGTAAAGCTTGGCAAGCTTCGCGTATTCTTCGGGCGTCGGCGGAATGGTTACGCCGTTCGGAAGCGTCGTACCTTGCATACGCTGCCAAATGTCGCGGGCAAGGTCGCCTTTGCCCGGAAGAAATGCCATATCGCCGCCTTCGTCGGTAAGGCGCTTTTGTTCGGCCTTAACTTCGTCGTCGTTCGGCCAATGGTTCGCAACCCATAGCGCGCGATTCGTGTTGTTCGGAAACAGCGAAAGCGCAGCCTTAAACGGGTCGCGTTCTTTCAAAAGAAGGGCCGCGTATGCGGCCTTTTCTTCGCTTTCTTTCAGTTCGTCGGACATAGTGTCGGCCTAGTTTATACGTCGTTGGCTTCACTATACCGCAAGCCCCGCGTTCTGTTAAGGCTTGTCCGCAGATTTAGGCGGCGACTGCGGCCCGCAATTGCGTTCGACGGCTTCGTTATGGTTCAGAATTTGCCGGGCCGTGCCAGCGGTCAAGCCGTCGGCCTTCGAAATCCAAATGGGCGCAACCCATTTACAAGCCGTGTCGATTACAACGGGCTTTGTCTGTACGGTTTCGGCGATGGATTGCGGCGGTTTAGTCGCGCGACCATTCATCGCGCAGCCGCTTAGAAACGCCGTCGTCGTCAAGAACAGCGTTAGCGTTAGCAACTTCGTTCGCATTTTGCACCGCCTTTACTTGGGTTTCGGAAGCTTCGCGCGCTTCGTTGACTTCGCGTACTGCGATAGCTTCGCGGTCGCCTGCGCGTTGTTCGGATGCTTCGGCTTGACCTTCGGCCTTGCCGACTTTTCGCGACGTAAGCCATACGGTCGCCAGCATCGCCAGAAACGACAATGCGGCCAGAATCCAGCCGCCGAAGCGTTTTGCACCTGCAACGATGATTGCCCACATATCATAGCCCCGTTTCGCACAATGCGCGTTCATCGGCCCGGCGCTTGACCAAGCCGGGAAGTACCTTGCCGCGTGCCGTTACCCATTGCGGACGGCCCGCGTCGCTTTCGTTCATCGCCTTACATGCGCCGCGATAGTCGCCAGCGTTGAACCGGCGTGCGGTCGTGCTGTTGCAGTACGCCCCGGTTCCGATGTTATACGCGAAAGATACAGCGGCGGCAAGTTGATACGTGCGACCCTTCAAGCCGGGCGTACACTTCAAGACGGGTTCAGCGTGCGCGATAAGCTGCGTTTCTAGCGATTCGCGGCATTCGGCTTCGGTGTAGCGTTGACCGACAACAACGTTCGTTGTGTCGCCCATGCACTTAGTCGGAATTCCTACCGGGTCAAGGTAGCCGCGAAGTACGTTGCCTTCGTGAACCGGGACGGTTGCGACAAGAATTGCGGCGACGGCTGCGCCAACAACGCCGACAAGGGTTTTCTTGCCGGGGCGCTTATTCGGCGTCGGGTTCTGCGGCGGGTTCTTTGCTTCGTTCATTTTTCGGCCTTTGCTTAATGATTCGTGAAACGGTAGACATTACGAACACGAAAAGCGCGATAGCCGATACGAAGCGTTCGGGAATCAACGCGCGAACTTCGAAAGGCATTGCGCCCCAAAGATACAGCGCGGATTCAGGCCAAGCGGTGAACAGGCCCATTACGGCGGTTCCGATAATGCCGAACCGTACCGACCAAAGGCGCGTCGCCTTCTTCCAATCTTCGATAAGTTCGGGCTTCTTCATTTGTCGGCCTTTTTGTCTATTTTGTCTTCGATGCGGTCAAGCTTTGCGAATATTGCGGCAATATCGCGGTTCATATCGTCGCGCTTTACGTAGTGCCCGGCTACAAGAACTTCGATATTGCCGACCTTATCGGCCAACTTTGAATCTTGGTGTTGAAGTTCTTTAAGCGACTGCCACATAACGCGCATCCACCAACCGCCCAACGCGCCGATAATTGCGACGGCTACGTTAAAAAATTGTTGTTCGTTCATTCACAAGCCCCGGCCCCCGAAATGTATTTGGCCGAAGATTAGCACGGATTAGCACAAATTGACAAGAAAGGCAAAAGAAAACCCCGACACAATGGCCGGGGTTTCCGTTGAAGCGTAAGCGTAGGGCGGGCCGTAGCCCGCGCCGTTGCTTACTTGGTGCGCCAGACGCGCGCGCCGCCTTCGACCGCACGAACGACGAACTTGCGGGTTTCGACCATGACCGGCACGGTTTCGCCCTTCTTGTTGGTCCTCGTCGCGCCGTCCGGCGACGGCTGCGCGTAACGTGCGGTCGCGCTCGAAACGGTCGAAGCCAGCGACTTCGCGGCGTTCGGCTTTTCGGCGGTGTTCGGCACGAAGAACGATTGGCCGACGTTCAGCGCGTCGAACGGGTACGTATTGCCGCCACGGCCACGGCCACGGCCCGAAGCGGTCGGCATGGCGATGCCGTCTTCGATGGCGAAGAAGTCGATTACAAAGACCTTCCGAGCGGCGGGCGCGGCGGTGTTGGTGTTCACGGTTTCGGTTCCTTCGGTCTTGGCGATCAGGCAAACGGCGATGTTGCCGTTTTCGTCCTTAATCGTATCGTTGGTTTCGACCAGCTTTTCGGCGACGAAGGGGGCCACGTCGGCGGCGCTGGCGAAGATGTAGCCTTCGGCGCTGGCGGCGATGGCGGCGGACAGGGCGGCGAAAGCGGCGGTTTGCTTCTTGTTCAGGGACATTTCGATTACT